GTTTTGGTAGTGCTGGTATATCAACTGGTAAAGCCATAGCTATGGCAATCGTGTTTGGCTAAAGGAGAAAACAAATGGCTGCACCGAATATTGTAAATGTCGCAACGATCACAGGCAAATCCGCCACGGTCGCGCTTTCCTCAACTTCTCAGACCACGCTGGTTAGCAACGCCGCATCAAGCAACAAGGTTTTCAAGATTAACATGATTCAAGTTGCAAACGTCGATGGCACCAACGCCGCTGACGTTACTGTTGATGTGCATAGCGCGGCCTCTGGCGGCGGCACGGCGTACTCACTGGTTTCGACTATTTCAGTCCCGGCAGATGCTTCACTGGTTGTTCTTGATAAAGGTACTTCTTTGTATCTTGAAGAAAACACTTCAATTACAGCAACGGCTGGCACTGCGAATGATCTTGAAGTGATCGTTAGCTACGAGGAAATTAGCTAATAGGAGCCTCTGATGTCTAATGGTAAAGGCGGCTTTATAGGCCAAGACGGACTTAATGCACCTGATCCAGCGACAGGGGTTAGTGCTTCTGGTGGTGAGACACAGGCAACGGTCAGCTTTACTGCGCCAAGCGATGTAGGCGGTGCGGCTATTACTGGGTATCGTGTTCAGTCAAATGACGGTATTGGCGCGTCTGGCTCCGCATCCCCTGTTACAGTTACTGGCCTCACCAACGGCACAAGCTACACGTTCAACGTATGGGCGATCAATCCGTTTGGGTGGTCTAGCCCTAGTGATGCAAGTGACAGTGTTAGCCCTGTTGCGAATATGGTTGCCTTTATGGGCGGTCACTCTGGTGCAACAGTTTACAATACTATTGACTACATAAACGTAAATTCTACAGGCAACGCATCAGATTGGGGGGATCTTGTTACGGCCAGAAGTGGGGGTGGCCCCGCATCTAATAGCACTAGGGGTTTAATTGGTGCTGGAGGCAACACTTTTTCTACCTCTTACGCAGCGCAGATTGAGTACCTAACATGGGCCTCTCAGGGGAATAGTGTTAATTTTGGTGCCATAAGTGTTCAGAGAAGATATCAAACTGGGGGTTGCTCTAACGACACCAGAGGCATCTTTGCTTGTGGTAGAACTTCAAGCAACACAGGTTCCAACGTAATGGACTATGTTACAATAGCTACCACTGGGAACGCTGTTGACTTTGGGGATTACGTTGAGGCGCTAAGAAACGGCCCTGCTGGTTGTTCTTCTACCACTCGTGGTGTTTTCGGTGGGGGAGAGTTGGAGAATAGTACTAAACGAAACGACATTAGATATGTCACAATCGCAACTACTGGAAACACAACTGATTTTGGAGATTTAAGTTCCACTTCGTATGCTTTAGGTGCAGCGTCAAGTGGCACTAGGGGGTTGTTTACAGGTGTTGGTGGGGGCGATAGCAATTCCAGCACTATTCGTTACATCACGATAGATACAACTGGGAATACCACAGACTTTGGTAATCTTACGGTTTCGTTAAGGCATCACGCTTCTAGCAGCAACAAAACCAGAGCCGTTACACAATCAAGTGACCACTACAGTGGTGGCACTACGATTGATTATGTACAAATTGATACTACAGGCAACGCCACAGATTTCGGCGACCTTACAGTGGCACGGGTGAACCCCGCTGCTGTCGCCAACGCCCACGGAGGACTTTCATAATGCCCAATTATCAAGGTGTATGGTCGCTCTCAACGCAGTTTCAGAATGCTGGGGCTTGGCCTAGTCCTCCGTTAAATATAGGTTTGTTTGCTGGGGGCATAGCCGGTGCTTCCCGCAAAAACATTATAGATCAAATCACAATTATCACCACAGGTAACGCTGTTGATTTTGGAGACTTATTGGCAGGCACAAATTTACTTGCTGGTGTATCGTCTTCTACAAGAGCTGTTTTTGCGGGCGGCAGTCAAGGCTCTCCTAATGAAATTAATGTAATACAATATGTAGCATTAGCGGCTTCAGGAAACACTGTTGATTTTGGTGATTTGACTTTGGCTAGACGATCTTTAGGTGGAGCGTCTAATAATTTGCGGGGCATTTTTCTTGGTGGTTCTGCTCCTTCAGCAACAAATGTAATAGATTACATTACGATAGCCTCAACGGGGAATGCTTTAGATTTTGGTGACGCAATTACGCCAGTAGAAAACGGTATTGCAGGGGCGGCGTCAAGCACTAGGGCTTTGTTTGCGGGGGGTCAAATTTCTTCCGCGCCATACAATTCAAATGTTATTCAATATGTCACTATTGCTTCTACGGCTAATGCGATAGATTTTGGTGATTTAACATCTGCAAGAAAAGAAGGTGGGGGTGTTTCGTCTGGAACGAGAGCTTGTTTTGCGGGGGATGATGTGTCTCAATCGAATGTCATAGATTATGTGACTATTGCTTCCGCTGGTAACGCTGTTGATTTTGGTGATTTAACATCTGGAAGGTCTGGCCCAGCCGCAGTTTGCACAACACTGAGGGGTTGCTGGGGTGGGGGTACTATTGCTGGAACAGGCGCAGTAAATATAATTGACTACATCACGATAGCCTCAACAGGAAACGCTGTTGATTTTGGTGATTTAACGGAAGAACGGAATTCGTTGGCGGGCGCGTCTTCAAATCACGGAGGACTATCCTAATGTCTGATAAACGCTATCTTGGCAACATCATCACGCAGAACCCGACAGCGCCTGATGGGGATTTTGCAAATAGCGCCGCGAAGGGCGTGTGGTCTTTAGAAGAACAGCTTGCTTATCAGAAGGCTGGCTTGTGGCCTGTACCGGGGAAATTCTTAAACGTAGAGAGTGTGTTCAGCACTTATTTGTATGATGGGAATGGCTCTACACAAACGATTACCAACGGCATTGACCTTAGCGGTGAAGGTGGTTTGGTTTGGACTAAGAATAGGTCAGCCACGGCCCACCATAGATTATTTGACACAGAGCGAGGCGTAAACAAGGGTCTAGGCACAAACATAACTAATGCAGAAGTTACATTAGCAAATAGTGTTACAGCATTTAATTCCAATGGTTTTTCTCTTGGCTCTAGCACTGTTTCAAACACCTCTGGCAACGACTACGCCTCTTGGACATTCCGCAAAGCCCCTAAGTTCTTTGATGTGGTGACATGGACTGGAAACTCAACATCAGGTAGGGAAATAGCCCACAATCTTGGTTCAGTTCCCGGTATGATTATAGTTAAAAGTTTGACAGAAGCTAGGCAGTGGATGGTTTATCACCGTAGTACAGGAAATGCTAACGCTCTTATACTAAACTCTACAGCAGCATCTGCAAGTACAGCTTTGTGGAACAGTACAGACCCGACTTCTACCGCTTTCACATTAAATAATGACGGAGATGTAAACACTACTGGTAACACCTACGTAGCCTACCTATTCGCCCACAACGATGGTGACGGTGAGTTCGGCCCTGATGGTGATGGTGATGCTATCAAGTGTGGGAGTTATACTGGTAATGGTTCTGCTACTGGGCCAAGTGTTGATTTAGGGTTTGAACCTCAGTGGCTTTTAATCCGTAACGCAGACAGAGCAGATGATTGGGTTCTTATAGACTCTATGAGAGGTATTCCGTCATCTAGTGATGGCCCTGCCGTGCTAAGACCAGAGTCTAGCGCCGTTGAGTATGCGTCAGGGTCTAGTTTTTCACAGGCATCTAGGGTTGACCTAACTGCTACGGGGTTTGATGTAAAAAGCAACAACTCAAGGGTAAACGGTTCCAGTCAAAACATGATCTACATCGCCATTCGCCGTGGTACTAAAGTGCCTGAGGGTGCGACTGATGTGTTTGCGGTTTCAGATAGAAAAAATGAGATACCAAGTTTTCCAAGTGGCTTTCCTGTAGATTTTCTTATAGGCCCACGAACAATAAACGGCACAGATAATAATGAAGTCAAAACTAGGTTAATCTCAGGTGGTTATTTAAGAACCAACACCACAGGTGCTGAAACTGCTTCTAGCCAAGTAGCAAACTTTGCTCATAACGATGGGTTCTTTAACTTTGATGGGGCAAACGCCAATCAATATTCTTGGATGTGGAAACGTGCGCCTAAATACATGGACTGTGTGGCATATACGGGTACGGGCAGTGCAAGAACTGTAAGCCATAGCCTTGGTGTTGCACCTGAGATGATGTGGGTGAAGAAAAGGTCAGGGAGTGGTAGCTGGGCCGTGTACGCTGCGCCTCTTGGGGCAACAAATTATTTGATCCTAAGCAGCAATGGGCGTACCTTTGCATATGATGGGTATTGGAATGACACAACGCCCACAAGTTCTGTGTTTTCACTCAAAACAGACGCTTTGGTAAACGCCTCTGGCAGCACCTATATAGCCTACCTATTCGCAAGCCTAGCTGGCATAAGTAAGGTTGGTTCAGTAACGCATTCTGGAACAACAAACGTGGACTGTGGATTTACGTCAGGCGCTAGGTTTGTTCTTCTGAAGCGCACTGACGCAACAGGCGATTGGTATGTTTGGGATAGTGAGCGTGGCATTGTGTCAGGCAATGACCCATATCTATTGTTAAACTCAACGGCGGCAGAAGTTACCAGCACGGACTACATAGACCCGCTTTCGTCAGGCTTCACGATTACCAGCAGCTTCACTGCGGGTGACTATATATTCTACGCGATAGCATAAAGGAGCCTACAATGGCAAAAATTCGCATAAGAGAAACAGGCGAAGTAGTCACTGAGACGACTTTTCGCACTCGCAACAAGAAGGTCCGTCCAGTTCTTACGGCGGGCATAAGCAAAGAACGTCTGGATCAGCTTGGTGCTGACCCTGTATTGAACGGCGCTCCCGCAGAGCCGACTGCACCGTATGAATATTCTTATGAGTCTGGTGTTGCGCAGGCAGATGATGGCGTATGGTACACAGTTAATTCTGTTGGCCCTGTGTTTACCGAATACACCGACGATGATGGCAACGTGCAAACAGTTGACGCTCAGACAACGGCTTATCGCGCTCGTGTCGATGCAGACACCGCCGCAAGCGCAAGGTCTACAAGAACATCGCTTCTTGCTGAATGTGATTGGACACAACTATCCGACACTGCATTAACCACGGAAAAGAAGGCTGAGTGGGCTACATACCGTCAAGCACTTCGTAACTTGCCAAGCGCCTCTGGTTGGCCTCATACTCACACGCTTCCAGAGAAGCCTGAATAATGCCTAAAGAT